TTAGTCCTCCTTTTTGTATTCAATCACTTCTGCAATATCATTTTTACTTTTTGCAAGTTCACTATCTCCTACTCCCGGTGTTGTTGGGTCAACTAAGATACCCATAACTCCTAATAAGTTAATAAGGATACCCAACACCTGCACTACGTCATTCTGGGAGATTGGAACAACGACATTTAAGATACCTAAAACCTGATAGATAAATGCCACTGCTGCCATAATCAGTGATGTTAATGTTGCCTTATTTTTTAATCTTAATTTGAGATTCATAGTTTCTCCTTTCATTTATTAAGTGTTTGTGTTAATATGTGAATGGAGATTTTCTTCTTTCTTAATCTCCATTTGTAATTTATTTACACCTTGCTTCATGCAGGGTGTTTTTTATTTATACGTTAAATAGTGATTTTTCAAGTTTACAGTATAAAACCTATGAAATTGATGGATTTATTATTAAAAAAAATAGTCAGTTAGCAATGATTTATATGTGGTATGGCAAAAGTTTGACAGGCGGTAATGTAAATCAAACTTTATTAACATTGCCCAACGGTATTACATTTAACTATGAAGTTTTCACTCCTTGTGAAATCCTTGACGGAAGTTGGACTCCATGTGGAAATACTGGGTACATAACTATGCATAACAATACAGTGGACATAAGATGCGAAAATACAACATCTCACGGTGTCGTAATAGCAAATGTGATTGTTCCTGCATCATACATTAATATTCCATAGTTCTATTAACTAAATAGTGATTTAACCAATAAATTACGCAATATGGTAATTAAAACAAGCGGAAGTGGTACGAGCATATCTGTAACCATATCAAATTACGATAATTTAAAGTCAAAAAGTGACAAAATCGCACTATTTTTGTTTGGAAACGGAAACGGTTTATCACGCTGTGCCATAATCTCAATAAATATAAGTGGCGAAGATATTATCATTGATGCAACTACCAATGTTGTATCTGAAAATATATCATGTTCTGCAAGCAAAAATGTAATTACTATAAACGGTCTTCCACAATGGGGATTTTATACGGTTATAGCACCACCAAACGTGTATATAGACCAAGGCGGAATTGTATTTGATAATTAACTTATCTTGCATAAACATCGTAAGTAACTGTTCCTGTTGGAGATACTACTTGCCAATTTGAAGAAAAATAAACAACATTTCCATCTTTGCATGCCATAAAATTTGCGTGATAAGTGTTGTCATACCAGTAACCATCAGATATATTATTTGTTCCTGTTAAATCTGGAAACATGAACGTGAATTGCGGACTTATTGCATTAGGATAATTAATTGTTACAACAAGAATTGCCATTTTATATTTACTTGGAATTGTATATTTTGTTGAAATTGGAATATTTGACGCAATCTTTTTATAAGTTAAATCACTATTTAACGTAGAAATATCTGATTGTATTTTACTTATATCGTTTTCTATATTTCCAATCCCTAATTTAGTTTTAATTGAGGACACGATTGTTGACCACTTAACCTTACTGGCGGTACTCCCACCAGTAAGCATGTAGTCTGAATCTGAGATAGTCTTTTTCTCTGTTAAATCTGAGATATGTACTAAAGGTATATTAATTGCCATAACATCACTCCTTAATTCAACTTGTTTTCTCTGACGTAGCTTCTGATAGCATCAATGTGCTTTTTAAGTTCTTTATCTACTACCCAGAAATTTTCTTTTTTATTCTGTGACAATGGTTCTCCTGTGTTATCGTCAATCTCATTGTATGTGTATGATACTCTGTCTCCACCGTCAATATTTAATACCATAAAGCTACTCAACTGTTTCATTTAACATTTCCTCCTGTTCTTTAATCAAATCGTTGATTTCTTCCATATATTCTTTCTCATAGTCAATCACTTCTTCTTTTTCTGAGTTATCGAATTTTTCAAGTCGTTCAAATTCGTAATCTTTCTGAATTGCTTTGATTTCCCACGAGAACTTAAGATTTTCAGTACCTTTTACAACAAAGTAACTATCGGTCTTTTCTTCTACCCATATATCGCCTTGCCCCTCTTTCTGCAAGAATACTTGGTACTCAACACCTATGTTTACTGTCTCTGAAAATATATCGTCAATGCCTATGTAACATTTTCCTGTATTATCAGTACATCCAGAACCTATATCCCCAAAATATGGGGTTGCTGTTTCGTAACAATACTGCTTTCTTGTATCGTAATTTTCTGTATCTATGATTCTGTTTTTTGTTCCTGCAACAGATAAACTTCCGCCAATAGTAACTGGCTGATAAAAACTTGATTTTTCTTTTCCAAAATGAAATTTATATTCACTTACCGACCCAAGATAAAGTGATTCATCCGTCATATGCATTGTTATGTCTGTCTGTACTGTAATTGGTCCACTGCTGTTATTTTTTAATACAATCTCATCTGGGGACAAAATCGCACATGCACCAGTTCCATCCTTGTTTTCAGATAAATATATACCACCGAACACGTCTGGTGTTATACACACATATGATATTGGCTTTTCTCCCATGCCTGATATATAATGCGTTACGACTATCCCTTTCGTGTTTATGTCAACAATTTCATTGTCATTTGCATCATAAACGTGCATTTGTCCATTACCGTACGTGTTTGCTTTTCCACCAAGATTTAATGTTCCACCTCTAGCATAAGTAAAGTTGATATATAACTTACCGTCAGACCCACGATAAATACCTTGCCATGCTCCGTCGTTGGTCAGCAGATTGAATATATCTTCGTGAGTCAGTGCATCTACGTCAATGGCTACTGGAATTGTCTCAATATCCAACACCTGTGAAAATCCACCTGCGGCATACATCGTACATCTCAATGCTGTAAGATTTCTTGAGATACCGATACCACTTGAACCGCTTGCTGTGATACCACTTGAACCACTCGCTAGTACAGAGTACAGTGCGTGTGTAATGTCCGTTTCATCTGAAGATGAAGTATAAACGGTCGTGTATGTATCTCCGTCTGTTGTTTCTTCAATTTTGAATCTACATTTATAGGCTGTACGTGCTGTTGCTGTACCGTCACGATAATAACCAGACAATGTAATATAGTTAGGCACGATCGTGTTATCTGCGGACATTTTCACAATGCTTGACGATGTTTCCATGAAATACGTTCTTCCTGCACTTCCTTGATTGCCCTTTTCTCCCTTTTCTCCTTGTGGTCCCTGTGGACCTGTTGCTCCTGTGGCTCCCCTTTCCCCCTGTGGACCAGTAGCACCAGTATTGCCTTTCTCTCCCTGCGGTCCAACACTTCCATTAAGCACTATTCCAGATGGTGTATAGTATGCTGTAACTGTTCTTGTAGCACCACCGACTATTTCATATGCATTTCCTTTTGCAAGTCCTTTCATGCCTATAAATACATGAGTAGTTCTTGATTCACTCCACGTACTATTTACAGAAGAACCGCATCCTATCAATGTATTTCTCGAATTTTGACTTAATCCACTTGCATCCGCAGTAAATAAACATATGATTTTACCAGGTGCTACTGCACTTAATGGACTATCCAAAAGGCTTGCTGTCCTATATGTATCATAAGTTTTTATGCTTTCTACAGTGCCATTTGATGGATTTATAACAGCTAATGTATGTCCTTTACCTACACTAAAATTATATTTTGTTCCATTTACAAGAAGATATGATGCATTATTACTAATACCTGTAACAGCATCAAAATTAGTCCCAGACACCGTGATATATGTTGCATTTTTACCTGCAACACCTTGTGGTCCTGTTGCCCCTGTCTCTCCGGGGATACCACCCTTTAATTTAGCAATATCAAATCGTTTTGTAACAGAATATGTATTAAGGTAATTAGCTGTAATATCTACCCATCCAACATCTGTTGTTAATCCTGTTACAGTATAGGTGTGTGTTGAACCATTCCAAACACCTACGACACCGCTTGACTTCTGCACGTTGTAAGTACAGTCGTTAGATATATCGGTATGACCGTATAAAACCTGTGCTGTCGTGTGGCACTCTGGAAATGATGTGTATTCTCCCTTATAATCTGTCGTGATTGCTTGATAATCATTGTCCAGATTGATAATCATTGTACGAGATTTTCTTGCTTCTTCCAGTGCTTTGTTAGCAGTTTCATCATCTGTGTATTTATTAAGTTTCTGCCAGTCAGTTTCCACATAACTTGCACCATCCGCTCTTGCTACAACGCATGTAAGAATATCTCCGTTCTGACCTTGATTCCACATATCTCCTGTGTCATAAGGTGGTGTAGGCTGTGTTAGGAATACACGGCACTTACTGTTAGCTGTAGACTGTGCAAAAGATGCTGTCTGCAATGCTTTTGTGACGTCCGTATCTTGTACTAACTGCCACTTCCATGTATCGCCGTCTTTGAAAAATCTGTAAGCATAACCTTTAGATTTCCAGTAAAACAAATCTCCCTCATGCTTCTTTTTATCATCTTCTGTTGTCCAGTCAGAAGCAGGGATGTTTTTTAGAGTTGGCTCATAGTCGTAGTAGAACGTCTCGATCTGTCCGTCAATCTGGTTCTGTAGATCAGCTACACTTTTTGTAACTGTTTCTGCAAAGTCTGATACTTTACCGTCTGCATAGTTCTTAGATTCTTTCACTGCATCACTGATCGCATCGGGTGCTGATTTACCACCGATTGTGACGTTATCCCCAGAAATCTTTACAGTACCAGTCTCCATGTCTGCATAGAAGATGATATTTCCAGATTTATCTTTGACAGTTAATGCACCAGTGTTGATATAATCTGCATTAATACCCTCTGTATAAAGCAATCTTGCTACCATTTCCCCAGTGATCGTAAATCCGTAAGGATATGTCTTACCACCATCAATAGAGAATCCGATAACTTCCGATGTCAATTTAATAACATTCTTTGATTCTACTAATGTTGGTTTGTCATGCAAGTAATATATAGTCGAACCATCTAACAGTATTTCCTGCGTTGCATACATTCCATTACTGTTTTTTAATGCTTCTTGCATCTTATCTAAAGCATTTTGACGGTTATTTCTTTCCTGCTCAACTAACTGTTTACCTTGTATGATCGCTTTTTGATTACTTGATGTGTAGTTGCTCTGGTTACGCAATGGAGATTCTGCACTATTCTTTAATGTTGTATATCCGAAGAATACAAAGTTTACATCTGTTAATACTGAATAGAAGCTATTTTCTCTCCAATCTGTAACTTTAATCTTATCCATAAACTCTGCTATTGGATAAGATATATAGTCCATCGTAAAAGCTCTAAAAGTCACATTTTCAAACTTTTCATAAATCCACGAAATAAGTGTCTCTTCATGCCCTGTTACAAGTGGGTTCTCTACAGATAAAACATAACCATCTTTACCAACTTGTACCGTTTTTTCTGTGTCACTTGTATTGCCATCATCGGTTGTAGTAACCTTTTGTGTCGTTCGAACGCCTGTTACCTGCACATCGTTCGTATCACTTGTCAGATTATTGTAATCAACCAATTTATGAATATTCTCATTATCATAATCAAAATCATAGGTCATTATCTGCAATCGCCCTGTGCGGTCAATTCTTGCATTTCCGCAGGCAATCATTGCAATAAATCCTATAATCTGTCTGTGCGTGTACTCGCTAGATGGCATGGTTGGTATTTGGAAATCGTTATGTAAAAAGTTACTGTCTCCAATCAAGATACCACAGGTATCACAACTATCTATCAATACACTCTTTGCTGTCGCAGGAAACGTCAATGCTGTGCTGTATGCCTTATCTGCTTTATACATATCATCGTATCCAACAATTGTTACAACACTTCCATAGGTTTCTGGTTGAGTGACAGTAAATGTACCGTATTCAATTTTTTCTGTTGTCTCTGATAATTCAAATGTTAGATACAGTCTGATTTTTGCTCCGAAGAAGTCATAATTGGATAAGTGATCATCGTCATTCATGATTTCTAACTGTACATTACGGCTGAGTGCAACACCTAAAGGAATGGTGTTAGCACCTGCCGCATCGACCAGACTATTATTATCTATTGAAAAATCATCTTCTCCTAATGGCAGTACAGTTCCATTCGCAAGCGTTACTTCTGCATTGCATTTAAAATCTTGTCGTTCTGTCATTAGCTGTTTAAATTCATCACTTACATTTATCATATCGGGTTAACCCCCTGCATATTGAAAGATATACTTGATACTTTTTCATGGTTATTTTTAAGTGTTTTTATCTTAATGTCCGATACCTGTCCGACATAAAACTTTGCTGTTCTCCACTCTCCGTAAAATACAGAAAAATAATGTAAATCAAAAGATTTACCACGTGCCACCATTTCTAATATTTCCGTAACCTTAGACATTGGCACATCCGATGCACTGTATGTAAATCGCTCTACTGTGAACATCGGGGTAAACTTTCCTTTACCAGACTGTGCCCTCGTGCTACCTTGCGTATAGGTAGTTTCAAAAGCTACGGCTGTGTCTGAATCTGGTTGCCAGACTTTTTTATTATTGATTTTTATATAATCCTGTGCCATTTTTTACTCCTTTCTACGCAAGGCTGAATGGATTTCTACCATTACTCATTTGTCTTAGTTTTGCTTCTTCGATAAATTCATCAAACAACGTCCTGCGGTTAATCTGTGCTGTGAAATGATAATCCCCACCATTGTTACCGCTGTTGTCTGATTCTAAGGACTTCGTAACAGATAATAGCTGTTCAAGTAAATTAAGTACGTCATTATTGTTACTGTTTGTGCTGTTCTGCTTTTGTGCGATCACTGCGGATGCTTTCGCAGGTATTATCTTACCTGTAGCAATCTCTGGTGTTCTGAACGGTACATTTGCCAACTGTTCAGACTGATTCATAAGGGTTTTGAGTGTATCTGGAAAAGCTTTTTCCAAACCTACTGTAATACCGGCAGGAATCATCTTACCTACCGTATCTCTCATAAGTCTTGATGGAGAATGGATTCCAAAGAAATCTTTCACACCCTCCCACGCCTTTTGTGCAAGACCTGTCATTTTATCAACCAAAATCCATGCAAAATCTCCAACACCTTTTGCAATACCTTTTACTACATTCATTCCAACGCTGCCCCAATCGACATTTTTAAATGTAGTTTTCATATCTCTTATCGCAGATGTAGCTTTTTTTGATAATTCTTTAGGAAGATTTTTAACCGCTTCTATGATATTGGTCAATATTTTCCCTGCCGTTGTTTTAAGTCCAGACAATTTCCCAGTAATTCCATTGCCTATCCCTTTAATTCCGTTTTCTCCAAGTCCTTTGAGTTTAGACGGTAAATTCTTTATCGCATCAATCAAGCCATTGTATGTATTCTTCATAGCATCAACCGCAGTATTTTTTGCATTCATAATTCCGTTTTTAATACCTGTGATGAGGCTTTTTCCAAGTGATAGCCAATTATAAGCTGTAAATACACTGACGATTGCCTGCACAATCTTTGGCACGTTTGCGATCAATGTCGGTATTGACTGGATGAGACCTTTGAGCAAGATTGCGATAAGCTGTACTCCTGCAAGTAATATCTTAGGGGCATTATCGTTAATAACGCCTGCAATATTAATCACAATCTGTGGTACATTTTTGATGATGTCTGGCATTGCTTTTGCTATACCTTTTGCAAGATTTAACATAAGCTTTAAACCAGAATCTACTAATTTTCCTGCATTGCTTCTTAAGTTTGCAGTAAAACTCGTCAATGCTGATAATCCCTTACTAATAAACTGCTGTGTCCCATTTGTAATACCTTTTGCCAAGTTATCCATAAAAGACACACCAAGCTGTGTTAATGCCGTGATTGCTTTTCCTGCAACAGATATTGCACTAACAAATATTCCAACCCAATCAATAGATGTTAATAATGTTGCTAATTTTGTGCCAAGCTGTGACCAGTTTGTTGTAGTAAGTGCATTATCTAATGTTGTTAATATTCCTAATGCTAATCCAGATAAGCTTGTACCAATAGACTTAACATCTATCTGGTTGATCGCACCATTCAAAAATCCACTTATTGACGTTCCTATCTTTGCCCAGTTAAGAGTATTTACAGCTCCCTCTAACATTTGAAACGGAACATTTATTTTATTCGCAAACAACCGCCCTACATTATTCCAATTCACTTCATTGAATAAACCGTTGATACCTGTTGCAATTTTTAAACCAAGATTTTTCCAATTGATTCCCTCTATCAACAGATTCAGTGTGTTGACAATTGTATTAATACCTGCACCCACAGTACGTCCCATTAAATCCCAGTCTATGTGATCAACAAGACTATTGAATGTCCGTGTAAATGCGTTCACAAAATATGTAATCTTCGGGCCTACATTATCCCAATTGATGGCATCATAGATTTTTTGCAATCCTTTATTGATACCAGATGCAATGTAAGTCCCAAGTCCCTCCCAGTCCTCTTTTTTTATGAGGTTCTTAATTTTCTTAGCAATGTCCGCAATAGAAGATTCAATAGGAACTTTCTCAAACATATCTCCAATGGATGGACCAGTGTAACCACCGCCACCACCTCCACCGCCTGCGGATGGGGTAGAAGAACTAGGGGTATCGTTATCTTTTTCTTTTTGGTACTGTCGGATTTCATCCAGTCCAGAAAGATATGTCTGTATCTCTTTATTTGCTTTTTTTGTGGCATTTGCGTTATTCTTTGTGGCTTTTGCCGCCTTATTAGCACCACTGGATGTTTTATTCAATGATGCCGCATAATCTTCTTGTACGGCTTTCGCTTTCGTAAAAGATTTCTGCCCTGTCAGTGCTGCTATAAACATTCCAACATACGTGATCGCTTTCGATAACATATTCATGAATGCTGTCAAAATCGGTGCTACAACTGACAGAATCGGTGCAAATGCCGTTGCTAAACTATTCTGTAGCTGTGTCAGTGCTGACATCATAGAACTTATAGAAGCATTGGTTGATGATGAATACTGGGCAAGATTATTGATACCTGTCATGATTCCACTGTTAACTTTCGAGATCAAACCGAATACAGAAGAATATAAGATACTCATTCCAACCATTCTACCGATTGAAAATCTCGCATTATTGGCATTATTTGATGTATTCGTGAAGTTCTGTGCAAGTCCACCAAGTTTCTTTCCAAGACCAGAAACCGCACTGCCTAACTTACTAAAGATAGAAGATGCACCGCTTGTCTTGTTTTTTGTATTATCAACATTCTGACTTACATTTTTATAAGAAGAACCAAGCTTATTGTTGGTACCGACAAGACTCATTTCTTTTGAATTTGTCTTAGAAATTTCCTTATTTAATGCATCTAAGGCTTTTTGGCTTTCTTTCGATGCTGTAGCTGTATAATTTCCTGTTATCGGTGCAGATTGTGGTAATGATACCTGCTGTTTCGGTTGTACGACCGCACCACTGCTTTCTAACTGTTTCTTCTTCGCTAACAATTCGTCATACTGTCTGCCTAAGCTCTCTGCGGCACTTTCTAATGCCATAAATGCAGGAGAAGAAGTTGCACTTTGGTTTCTTGTAAAGATTTCTTGCTGTGCTGTTGCTACCTGCTCAAACTGTGTATCAAGGCGTTGCAAGGAATCTTCAAGAATCTGATATGCTGTTGTCTTGATATTTGAATTGCTGATTTCATCCTGCAATTGTGTTGTTTGTCCTAAATCGGTGTTTAAGGATTCAACACTCGTTTCTGTACCTGTGATTTCTGCATTTAATTTTTGTAATGCTTTTGCACTCTCTTCGCTTGCAAGACCTGTTCCACCAGTAAGCTTTGCACTTTTAGGTAGACCACTGTCTGTACTCGCTGTCGGTGCTTCTAACTGCTTTTTCTTTGCAAGAAGTTCTTCGTATTGCTGATCTAGTTTAGCCGCTGCACTTTCCATAGCTTGAAACGCAGGAGAAGATGTTGCACTCTGATTTCTGTTGAATACATCCATCTGTGCTTTTTCCAACTCTGCAAGTTTCTGTCCTGTGGTTTCTATTGCTTTATCTAACGTATCAAGTGCAGTCGTCTTAATGTCTATGTTATCAAGTTTCTTTTCTGCCTGTGCGGTCTTTTCCAGTTCCTCAGCCACGGTCTTTGCTTTTTCTTCGACAACATCCATACCTTTTGTATCTGGTGCTTTTATACCGCCACTCATGGCTTTTTCCATTGATTTTCCAATGGTTTTTACTTGATTGGATAAACGTTTTAAAAGGGATGCGATTTCTTTCACACTTGCTTTTGCTTCGGTTGTATCAATCTCTGTTTTGATATAAATACTTCCATCCGCTTTTTGTGTAGCCATTCAATCACGCCCCTTTCCCATTCAGTAAATCGTTCAAACGTTTCTGTTCTTCTAATTCCTCTTCGGAATATTTAACATCTAGGTCAATAAGCGTTTTATTTTCTTTGTAGAACTCTCTTTCCCAATCTTCCAGTTTCTTTCCTTTGGCTTTCTTCATGCGAACACTAAGAATCTGCGAAAACAAAGACTCTCCAATTTCCATGTAAGCTCCTAAAAAAGTCCACCAGTGTAAATACTGCATAGCTCGTATTTCTTTTCCAAGTACACGGTTAACAGATGGGATGATAACTGGTGCATCATGTTCCCAATCCATCACATGAGGTTGTTTCTTCCCATCGTCTTTGATACCCATGTCAATAAATTCGATGGCTTTTTCAATAGCTTCTTCATAGTCTTGTGGTGGCATATTTCCAAAATCAACGTATAAAATGGTAAGGCAAACAATCCACTTTTCATCGTTTTCAAACTCTGGATCATTAAAAGTCTTTAATATATCCAGAATTGCTCGAAAATCTGTACGAATATCGTACTTAATGCCACCAACTACTATGGATGTAGGAAGTTCCCAAACTTCCATTATTTATTTGTGATATTTAGACGTTGCCCTTTTAATTTTCGCCTGTTTCTTTTTGATTCTCTGGTCTGTTACCTGCTCAATAACGTCCGCAATCTCAACGATGATATTCTCAATAAAGAAATCTCCGCTTTCTGTTAACGTCAGCGGATTGCAGATAGCGAATACAGATTTAGAAGCTTTAGAGTTGAGTAAGTAATCAATCTGTTCTTCTAATCTGTCGGATAATTCCAGAATGTCTTTTTCTGTTGCATCTTCTGGTACTTCCATCTTTTCAAGATTAGCAACTACCTCTTCATATCTTCTAATGATATTTAAATCAACAGGATTGAAAGAAAATCTTCCAATCTCTGCATCATCTTCATTGGTCAGTACCACATTTAAGGCACCAGTTTTGACTTTTCTTCTTAATTCTTCCATTGTTTAACCCCTATTTCCCTGTGCTTGATGTATTTACTGAACTTGTAGCTGCTGTAAATTTACCTGTTTCAACGTTGTAAGTACCTTTTGTACGTTCTCCAACATAATTGACAGTAAATGGAATCTGATAACCAGATGTATCTCCACCGTATGATGTAGGTGTTACATAACATTCCTGCTGATATGCTTCATAAGCTCCGCTTGTAGCTTCTTTCCACATATGCACTTCTACGGCGTTTGTCTTTAAGTTGTCGTCTGTGTAACGATTATCAACAATTTCCTGCAATTTCTGTGATAATACAGAGTCAGCTTCTGCATAATAAGGGTCAGCTTCAGAAGATACTTCATATCCGTTATGCTTAAATGTTGATTCTCCGATGATGTTTTTAGATGTTTCTGTGTCTGGGTTCAGTTCGACATTGTACTCTTCTAAATCTTTTCCCAGACGTTCATAACCAGATGTTCCGCCACAAAGTGAACCAGAATCTAAGAAATGAGCCATATATTTACGTGCAATTTTACCTGTTGTAACTGCTGCCATTTTGATTCTCCTTTATCTTTTCAAGGTTAGTGATCTACATCCTGTCGTAGACCAGTTAATGTGTTATCTATCTATCAAAGTCATTTTGGTATCGGGCAGAAATGTTGATTGCCCAATTCTCAGACTTGTTTTCGTTTGTGCTGTCCAAATATGCAGGTGTCTGTCTGTCAATCGTTAAAAACTTTCGATTACCTGTCAGAACTGGATATTCTTCTAGCTTATATGTATTGTCTTTAATCGTGATTGTTTGTTTTTCTAACCATTTGCCAAGGTTATCCAACCACTCCTTAATATCTGCTTTCCTCTTTGGTTTTGTACCGCTTGCACGACATATCACGCAAAACGGATACAGACATACCTGTGTGACGTGTCCTGTGATACTCTCTTTTTCTGATTCAATCACTGCACCGCTTACTGGGAACATTGCTTTTCCGCTTGCATCATCAAGTGTAGAAAATGCAATTTCGTCTCCCTCTCTTAAATCTGGGAACTGATTTACAAGTTCTTGTAGTGCTGTCGTGACTACGTCAAAGCCATCAATGTCGTACTTGACTGGTTTCTTTTCTTCTTCCATTAACATCCTCCTGCCTGCTTCTTAACATGAGTAACCCATGCTTTACCGTGATTCTTCTTTGCTGTTTCAAACCATTTTGGAGTAGCTTTAGGATTGGAATAGGACAGGTCTTCTTTTGCATTGGTTTGTCCTGCAAATTCAGAAACAAGAACCTTTCTTGCCCCTTTTCTTGCCCATGGAGAACCTGTTAGTTCATCAACCATACCTTTACCGTAGTATAAGAAACGTCCCATCGGTCCAGTACCTGCACATACCATCCCAGTACCTGCAAGAGAAGCACTTTTTGCTCTCGTTACGTTAATGAATGTACCTGTTTCATGTGGCATATAAGGGACCATATCGGTCATAATTTGACTATCTAGCCAAAACTGAGCATGCTGTATCTGGTCGTCAAATCTTTCAAGGCTGATATTCGCAATCATGTTAGATGTATTTATATTGACATTTCCTAATTTCTTTTTAGCCATGTAACCACCTACTTCGCCATAACTTCAAAATGCTGAATAATATCATAAAAAGCACTTCCAGTGATCGCAAAGACATAATCATACTTAAGTTTCATCTCTTCGTAAAAACCGTCAATATAATCATCGTCTGCAATCGGTTCTTCATTTTCCCATTCTCTAACAATAAAGAAGTCAAAACCATTAGCCTTAGAACTAAATGTAAGTGCCTGTGGTAACTTATCATTTGCCTGTTTAGACCATTCTTTAGGCGGTAGCCATAATTTACTTCCTACCATCTTTTGACCGTCTTTTAGGCTATACTGCACGTTTAATACAGCATTGTCCTGTGAGTCAGAGCCATATTTTGCAATTATGCTTGCTTTATCCATGTTAAGATTGCAATTATGCAAAACGGAGGGATACCATGTATCGCCCTGCTTACTCTCATATCTATTGAAAAGTGTAATTGTGTCGTTATACATCGTATCCCTCCGCTTATAATGCACCTGCTCTTTTAAAAACTTTAAAAATCTTTTTAGACTGTAAAGCAAACCAGTCAATCATCTCTTCGTTATTTGCCCAACAATCTGTGTTGCAGGACTGTCCATCTAAACCACTTTCGTATAAGAAAGCGTGCATAATCTCATGCCTAAGCACACTTTTTTGAACCGATTCAATGTTATCCACAGAATCAACACTTTTTTCAAGAATTGCAACGACTATTGTTTTATTTGAATAATCGCAATAACCAGACAATTCTTGTAGTTTTTCATCTTCATTCTCGTGTCTGAATCTGATTTTATATGTAGTTCCTAAAACATTTACTTTACAATCTTTCATAAATACTCCGTTGGGTACATTCCCATATACAATAAATTTACTCCGTTGGCATCTGCGACACCCGATAAGTAGTCTCTTATTGTGTCAGAGTATAACTGCTTTTGTGCTTCTTTATCCGCTAGACACTTATCTATCAACGTAGCCGTGCCTGTATTACTGGAAGTCACATAGCTTATACTCTCGTTTCCTGCACTCTTAGATGCTACCTGCTTACTCATCACAGTTCCATCTTCTAATGTGATATAACCCTGTGATGCTTCAACTCTCGTTTCTGCCTGTTCAATCTTATATGTGATTGACAGAAGTTCGCAAACACATCTTTTAACTGCTTCTGCATCATCTTCATCTGTTGGAAAAGCAATCTTAAGCTTTTTAACATTATCCACGCCTGTTGTGGCATTATCTATCTTCTTGCAAGAATCCCAGACCAGACGATTAAAGTCTGCTTCTGGGATTGTTTTCTCTCCAAAAAGGCTTTTGTAATATTCATAGTCAATGTATGCCATGAAATCATACTCCTTTTTATCCGTTGGATTTAATAACACCCATGCGGATATTCTTCTGGTTAAATGCTAAGGACCAGTTTGCTTTAGCTCCTAACTCTACATTTGTAGGAGACTCTTTTGCAATCTTGTTAGAATTAATAGAAAATCCGTTAGGATGTAATACATAACCCTGTTTTGTATACAGCTTTTCGATACCGGCAGATGTTTCTGGATCATAGTCTGTATAATAAGGATTTTCATAGTTTGTCTTATCACAAGTCAATACTGAGCCTGTACCAAGCATATAAGTTTTGTATACTGGGTTTGTTCCTGTTGTATCAACTGTAAATCTATCTGTTACCAGTGGGATAAATCCACCGATTGTAGGAAGATTTACTTCTCTTTCTACTGCGTTAGCAATAGTGTATTTGTTGTAGTCAACAAGTCCCATTGCTTTGTACTTTGCATAAATGTAAGAGTTTAATACAAGTAATCCCATCTTGTCAGCGGAATCTCCTAAAGCTTTCTGCTGTGCAAAGATAAGTGTTGTATCGTCAATTTTGTTTGCATCTCCAACAGTACCCTCGCCAGTTAAAGATAAGTCTGTAATATGGTTTTCCATACCAGACAGACTTAAAACTGCATCAACTGTAGTCATTAAGTCACGTGTTCTTACCTGCTTATAAAAGCTTGCAACAGAGTTTGCAACATGAGTCATAGGGTCGGCACCTGTTAACTCTTTTGTAAAGTCTTTTGTTTTCCAAGCTTTCATTCTCTGAATTAACATGCAAGTCTGTTTCTTTCCTGTAATTTCAACAGGCGTATTATCTGTTTCTCCATCGTTGTTTAAAGCCTGTGAGTCCTGTTCATCAATCGGTGTATAGAATGGAATTGTTGCGATATTTCCTTTTTCTCCGATTAAATCCATGATTGTATTGTCCTGTGCTAACACACCAGATGCAATAATTGCATCGTTCCATGTTGGGTTTTCTGACATAAACTCAGAAAAAACCTCTGGGTCAAAATCAAAACCGCCAAATCTTCCTGTTCTTGGCATAAAAAAAGTCCTTTCTACCCTAAATAAGAATAGATAAGGACTTATCTTTGTCCCATCTACCTACAACTATTAAGGGATTTTAGGTTAGCGGCTCACTTCCATATTGTGAGTCGGTATTATCTATCTGTCATTTAATAAGGTTGCATAGTAGTCTGGGTCCTCTGCCTTAAGCTTCATTCTGTCGTCTAAAGACATTTCCCTTAACTTCTGTGTTCCCTTTTTCTGCTCTCCGCTGTTGAACTTAGTTGTAAAGCTTGGGATCTTAACATCTGGTACTTTCTTTTCATCAACCAAGATGTTCTCGATCGGTTTCCCATCTTTAGTAGTAAGTTCTTTAAATACATCTTCTGCATTTTTCCCATTCTCTTCTTCCAATTTCTGAATCATCTGGGAGCGGATAGAGTCTTCTGTGATTGCATTTACAAATTTTTTATCGGATAAGAAATCTTTTACTTTGTCTCTTAACTCTGTCTGCTTAGCTTCTTTTGCTCTTGCTTCTTTTTCATCTGCAAGTTCCTGTGTTAATGTTGTAATCTTGGTCTTAAGACCGTCAACATCTTCTTTCTCTAAGTCGGCTAATTTAGACTGCACTTCGTCTAAAGATGTTTTGTATTCATCTTTTTTCTCTACCTGCTTATTGTAATCAGCTACAGTCTTATAGTTTTCAGACATTTTCTTTTTTAAATCCGCTTTTTTATCTTCTTGGATTTCGATTCCTAATTCTTCTAAAATCTTTTCGTAATTCTGCATATATATCCTCCTACGATATTTGTATACCGCTCGTCTGCGGTAATGGATTAAGGCTTATAAACCTAAGCCAAGGTAAAAGAGAAGAGTGGGCTTGAACCACTCTTGAGCCTTTAACTCTCTCTTAAAACTTATGGAAGGAGGTTAGTTGATTGAATCACATGAGCATCAAACAATCTACTTTTTTATTGTAAAATATGGAGACTCTTTTTTTCTACTCATTTTTCTAATTTTTTTCACGAAAAAAGCACCATGCGACAACATGATGCTTCAACGTTTTTTGGAGGAGTATGAAAAAATTACAGCTCTACCAATAAAGGGTCAGAAAATAAATGCTATTGATCGCCACTTTTTGTGGCTAATGGAAACAACAGGATTCGAACCTGTGACTGTCCACTTATGAGGTGGATGCTCTAACCAACTGAACTATGTTTCCACGGACCTCATGAGAAGTCCTGCCGTATTATACTTTATAAAATCAATAAGAAAAATGGTTGTAACATGAAAAATCTTCGAAACAAATCACATACTAGCAAGTAAAAAATGATTTATTCAACAACAACTATTATTTGTTACAAGTATTATTGTAAATGCTATACTATGGATTTTTCAATACACTTTTCATAAGTTTTTTCAAAAATTTCTTTCTTGCATGGATAGATTTCTCCATTTACGCCAGTGATAAGCATATCATCTTTTGTCATGAGAAAATCTCCCTCTAGTGTTGGGATAGTGTAAGAATTGCTGTCATATTGTCTAATGACGTAACCATTGTACATGAACTTGACAGGCATACCGTTAACCACAGTATCAGCGTTCTCTGCTCCAATTCTCATAAGCTCATCAAACGTGATCGCTTCTATCTCAACAGGTTTCTTTACGTATTTAGCCATACTTTTACTCCTTATTCTGCAATCAACCATTCATTAGATAAGATATTGTTTAGTGTGTATTCCACCATTTTTGTATCTCTAATATCTAATAAGTCTCCCTTTTCTCCGTTGTCTTTATCTCTGCACTGCATCATGATAGTTTCTTTTTCTGCGTCCCAGTACCAGAACCCACCCCATGATGGAAGTTTTACTTTATGCCCTGCTTTCATTCTTTTAAATGCTTCTGCAAACGACATACCGACATCTTCCACTACAAGTTGTACTCTATAGCCATCTTTGTGTACGATTCCATCTCTTCCATCTGTAATGGATGCAATCAGTTCCTCATCTTTTGTGATATTTAACTCTTTAAAATTTATACCGTCAATTATCATTCTTATTCTCCTTTACTTCTCGTGCGTGGTCAGTGCGTTTATTAACTCGTCTCTGGTTTTTTTTAGACCATCGATGTTGTTCCCTGTGATTTTGTTCTCAATCAAATTAAACATACTTTTCATGACTAAATTAACATCGTCCTGTTGGCTGTTAATTGCGTTGTAGTCACTGTTAAGCTTCTGTTTAATATCTTTGATATCTGTCTCTATTGACGTTATACGTTGCTCTAAATCGTCCGTAGGCTTCTTGTAATGCTTATAGGCTTTATACAATACGCCTACAGCTCCACCAATGGTTATAATCCACCCACACGCAACCATAAATTGATTAATAGTTTCCAAATTATTTACCTCGTGCATTATTATATCTAGTTGCTGCACCTCTAGCGGATGATGCTTGACTTCTGTCCCATCCTGCGGTGTTGAGTCTTTCGTTTTGGGTTTTCAAATTGTTCTGTCTGCAATAGTCTTTATAGGCTTGATTCTGTTTCTGCAACAGTGCAGCCTTTTTCTGATACTCCATGTCAAGCTCGTGTTTTAATGCTTCGTCCTTTGCATTGTCTACTGCCGTTTTCATACCGATTAACTGCCGTTTCGTCTTTCTGATACGTCTTTCAAGTTCTCGCTGTCGTTTCCGTTTCTCGTATTCTTTGCGATTCTCTTCGCTGTCGTAGTCCTCGAACGGATTGTTTATTCCATCCCCCGGGCCGTGGGAGTGTCGGCAGTTTGCCCCATGGATTCCCTGCACGTTTCCCATACCGCAGACCGAAAAAGGTGGAAATCTTGGGTCGTTACCGCTTTTGCTGTAAAACTTGCCTTGCCACCAGAAATGATTGGTTAAATTATCCCCACCGTTACCGATTCTGGCTCCCAGATGGGCAGATGTTAGGATAATATCCCAATCCATCTCGTCCATACGTGCGTCTGTAATATCTGCTGCCATCTGGCTTACACCAGTACGGACCGCTCTCGCTGTAGCTGTCTCTATGCTGTCTCTACGTCCACTAGGGTATGTTACATCTGCACCCTTGTCTATAATGTCGTTAACAGCTTCTTTGACCGCTTCTGTGTAGCTTGTTGTACCGCTTGCAGTTTGGTTGTATGCCTTGTCCACTGCATCTATGTAGTTATTGTGGCAGGCGTTTGGCATCGTACCAGTGTAGTTATGCATCTCTCCCTTGGTCTTTTCATAATTCCTCTGCAACAATCGTTGTAGATAAGGACTTTCCCCGAGTGGTTTTGGTTCAAGACCTGCTTTTTTATACACTGCATCATCCCATTCTAAGGCTTTTATACATGCTTCTTTCATGGTTTGTGCGATTGTATCAATTCCTATCTTTGTTGTTTGTGCAATCTCTTTTTGTACCGCTTGCAAGATATACCCTGCATCCTGCAATACATCCATTTGCCACTTGTCAATAGGGGTAAAAAGGTAATCTTCCCCACGTCCTAGCCTTATCATCATTCGTTCAATCATGACAGATACAATCTTATTATGCAGTTCTTCCGCCTGCTTCTCTGCCTTTTCTGGCACGTACCATAAGTAATCTGGCGTTAGCATTATTCTTCATCTCCTGCACCGAATAAGTCTGGCTCTTTCGGTTGTGCTTCTTCTTCAAGTGCTTTTGCTTCTTCTTCACTGAATCCCTCAAATTTTGTTAAATAGTACCAGAAAGGAATCTTGCCGCTTACAACATAGCTATACCAACGAGAACGGTCCTCGTCCTCATTGTATGTTATGTCTCCAAAGTCATAGTAAGTCTCATACGGTCCACTTGGTGCTAATTGGTACAGATCAGCAAAGATATTAAGTGCTGCAATCAAATCATCCATGCAGAACTGTAGCTTGTCCCTAACGTCCTTGATAAACTGTATCGTTCTCTGCTGCTCTGCTTCTACGCCTGTAGCTGTCTGAATCCCTGTCGTTTCGTTAAATACAAAGTATCCATTGGAGAATCCGCATTTATACCCAATCTGTGACAGCAGGGCATTGATTCCTGTCAATCGTGTATCCGTGTTGAGACTTGGGTTTACCTCTTGATAGAATCCTTTAATGTCTGTGCTGTTCACATTCTTAACAAACTCTGGTAATCTCAACCGCTTCTTGCTTCTCTCAAATCCATCTTGAGTATTGTTTACCCTTGTACCAGTCTCCATTAACTTGTCGGAGTCTAGCAGCAACATTCTTCGGCTGTCGAATATCTCTGTTGCGTTCCTGCTGTATGCAGTGTCTAAATCTTTTAGCTCTTCTATTGCTTCGTAAAAAATAGGCAATCCTAAACTACAATGCAAGTCTACATTGTTCGCCTGCGGAGTCCTAAGAACTGCATACAGGCGTTGTCCGTTCAGATTTGCAAGTCCTACATCTTCTAGTTCTCCACGCCAAGGTGTCTCGTCTATGTCAATTGGCTTTCCTGTATCGTTGGCATCCTTAGAAGCATAGCAACGATTTGTAATCTGATACACGTCCTCGATGTACCTATGATATTCTAGTTTGGTGTAGTATGTCCTGCCATCACTAGAAATTTCTCTATGCACAAACACAATGCCTTGAATCTCTCCATTGCTTTCGTCTGTAACAATAAAGTTCTCTGGTGTAATCAAGTCCACACTTGCACCGTTAGGTTTTAATACAACTGTACCGTATGCACAGCCATATTCTACGTGATGTCGTACCTGCTCTAGTTCTTTGTCTATCTGCTCCTGCAACCAATTAGCTCTTGCACTGCCATCTATCTCTATGCCTATTGCAAGTGTAGCAAGGCGTGCTGTCTCACTGCATACAGCTTTTGCGAAGTTGATAGTCTTTATATGCTCGTCCTTGTCTAACCAGTACGGACTGCCCTTATAGATGTATGCACATTTTTCTATAGCTCTCTGCATCTCTGGACTGGTAACAGTATCAATCTTAAATTCGTCTCTTGCCTTTTGTCTAAAAAGGGCACTTAATATCTCTTTCATTTTGCTTATTATACCCATCTATTCCACCGTCACAAACTCGACATTTTTTATATTTGTTTTTATGTCTGCTTGCATTAGATCACTGTTTACGTTTATCTCTACAATTCCGTTGTGCCATGCTACCTCTGTAATGTTATCTACATGTAACAGTACATTCCCGATTTTTATGCATCTTACATCTTTTAGATTTATCATCATTGTTTTTGTCTCCTTTACGCACTCTCTCCACGTCTCATGCTCATTGGACTTGTCGCATACCTTAATGCATCAATAAAATGGTCGTTGCCGTCTGGATAATCTGCCTTGATTTCTCCGTTTTCATCTACCTCATGCTCGTAGCTTATTACCTCTTCATACAGCCGTGGAGTTCTCGCAGGGTCTATGACTAATGTCCTGCACTGCAACCATTCATAAGAGTATTTACGACTACCCGGATATACGTTTGTTTTGTTTGCCACAAGTCCTGCATCTCTAAAGTCTAAGATGCTTTCTATCTCGTCAGCTCCACAACTAATACTATAGTCGTTGTATCCCTTACCTATAATCATCTGTGACATTGCAGTGTTGCGGATTTTTTGACCGCCCAACTCGTCTATGCACAAGATTTTTTGTGATGCAGGCATATATGCACATCTGACAAAAGCTTTCGGGTCTGGATAGTATCCCCAGTCCTGCCCTTGGTATATTTTTTCCTGCCTTGCTATTTCTTCGTCCGTGATCGTGCGGATTTCCAGAAGCTCAAAGATATTTGTTCCCAGTCCTACAGGGATTCCCAAATACTCATGCTTGTATGCACGTTCATTCGTTTCTTTTAAGTAGTCTGCATCGACATAGAACTGAGGTCCTAACCACTCCGCAGGAACCGTTGTATAATTGCTCTTATGCCTATAGCTGTCCTCTCTTGCTTCTGCTACATACTTATTTGCCCAATTATTTACACTGATTGGTGGGTTAAATGTCTTAAATACAACAAACTTAGGACCACCACGCAATATAGATTGCTGTACTGTTCGGATTTCTTCAATGCCTGCGAACTCGTCTAATTCCTCGAACCATAAATATTTTATATATCCTTTAGACACCTTTACAGACTTTGACTTTTTAGCTTTGTCAAGACCTCTGTACAGTATCTTTTGTCCTGTCGGCTTGTATGTGTGTTGCATAGGACTTACAGACGATTCCCACAGATCAGAAACACCTAACGCATCTATCGCCCATTCTATCTGTTCAAACACTGATGATCTGCAAGTATCTTTTACCTTTCGATAGACCGCGGCATTTGTAAATTCTCCGTTGGTTTCATCTTGCATCATGCCCAACACAATCTCCACGGACACAAACGAGGACTTACAAGAACCACGACCACCGTACAAATCATAATAGGTATGCTTGCCGTCTTGAATGTCCCAATGCACCCTATAAAAAGATGGGGCGATCACATCCGTCAAATTAACCATGCAACCGCTCCTTACTCTCTAGGAATATTATTTACTATTGTAATTCCCTCTGTCTTATTCTCTTCCTGCTTCTTGTCTGCATCCCAGTCTTTAAAATTATTTCTTAGTGCAAATTGTGCACCGTTTGAGCTGTCCTTATGAAACAAACTTTCTTCCATTTGTTCTTCAACTCTGCTCTTCGCACGCGTGATGGTGTCGTAAAACTTATCACTGTCTTTTTTATGCTTTTGATAGTACAACAGATCACTTCTGCCACTAAACCCCAATGCAAGTGCTAATCCTGTTATCGTAGGATGCTTTCTGTCTAAGATAATTGGATACCCTTGCTTATTATACTGTTGTTCTCCGTTAATCATCAGCGGTTTACCCTCACAGCTTTCAAAGTATTCATCTATCTTCTTTTGCATTTCTTTCACACTTTTATATTTAGGCGGTCTACCACCTGCTCCCATTGTCTCACGTCCTTTCGTTTGTATACATTTTTGTTGTCGGTCCTGCTGTCTTATAATCATCACATACGGTCAAATATCTGTCTCTTATTAATGTCTTGCCATTATCCTTAGTGCAGTACATAATCCCTCTGTCATATAGTGTATTCTTGCATCCTGCACAGCACAGGCTTTTATCTTCCATCCTGCACCTCTTTCTTGTACTTACTGCATACACACATATGACTACACTTTATGTTTACCAGTACCACTTCTGTTTTGTTCTCTGGGATTGCTCTTCTCTTTGTCTCTGTCACGATCTCGCAATGTACGCAATCGTTACAGCAATTCTTTAGTTTGTTATTAATCAAAAAAGACACCTCCCAACTATGGTTATTATCTAATATAATTATACCATAGTGGAAGGTGCCTTTGTTTGCACTCTTTTTATTAATGCCTTTGTAGTACAAGATTGTACATGCTATCAACATCTCCTGCTTCTTCGTCAACTCCTGCAACGTAAGAAACATGCCCCTTGCTTCCTCGTATTTCAAAATAAGCTTCATGCAGTCCGATGATTTTCTTTTCTGCTTCTTCTTTTGTAATTTCGCTATCTGTTTTCAAAGACACGTCGTACCAGAAATTCATTTCTCTTGCGATTGCTGCTAATACTAATTTTTTATTTTTTAATTCTTTCATTTTCAACACTCCTTTTTTTTACTGATCTCCTTTAACTGTCTTTATTATACATAATATTTATGTATAAGTCAACACTTTTCAGATAAAATATTTTATCTTTTCATCGTCTGTTATTTCTATATCAATTACATCATCTACATTTTTTCTAAGCATACAACAAATAGCATTGAGACTTTTCATGTTTATTGGTTCTCCCCGCTTTATCTTTGCAAGTGTTCCCTCGCTTAAATACTTGTTTTTTCTTATTATATAAGAAGTGTATCCTTTTTTCTTCAATTCTTCCTGTACATCTAATTTGTATTTTATCATCGTTTTTCCCTCCTTTTACATCATTATAGCATACCCATGATTTTACATCAAGAATTTTATGCATAAAATTTATGCACTTTTCTATTGACATATACATAGATTCTATGTATAATAAAAGTAAGTTAAGAGAACAAAGCAATCAGAAAAGGAGATAATAAGATGAAAGAAGCAATCAAAAAATTAGAATCAAAAGGATACTACATTGACAATCAGTTTGACGGATGGTTTGGAACTTTTCCAGACAGATTCGAACTCCACAAAGGAGACGAGATCGTCATGGATAATTTATCAGAATCACAGGTTATTAGCTTAGCAGAGATTTTATAAGTCTCTGCTAGACAATTTAGGAGGTGTTATCATGAAATATTTTACAGCCAAAAACTTACAGGAACTCAGAAAAGAATACAAAAAATTAATGGTAGCCAACCACCCGGACAACGGCGGAGACGTTGTTACATGTCAAGAGATTACAGCCGAATACAAGAAACTGTTTGACATGTTCAAGGCAGGGCAGACACCAGAAGAAGAAAAGAAAAATACATTTGATTATAAGGCAGACGAAGCCTTAAGAAATGTAATCAATAATATTGTTTCTTTCGATGGTGTCAATATCGAGGTGGTAGGCTCTTGGATATGGGTAGACGGTAATACATTCCCGTACAAAGAAGAACTAAAGAAGTTAGGCTTTAAGTGGTCTAAGAATCGTAAGAAATGGCATTTCTCAACAGAACCATCTGGAAAGTGGCATAAAAAGAAAATGTCTTTCGAGGACATCCAAAGAAAATATGGAAGCGAAAAAGTAAAGACTTCCAATGTTTCAAGAATTGCATAGTAAAAGAGATCTGGAAGAACTCAAAAGCTCCCAGATCTCTTTTTTATTATTATCTCGTAATCATATCCCATTATACCCAAAAAATCCTTTAAATCACTTAAGGATACTTTTTTATTATTAAATTTGTTGTTTAGCTGCTGCGGTGTTGACAATCCTAAGAGCTGTGACGCTTCTGTCATTGTCATGCCGTTCCTTTTTAGTAGTTCTTTGTAGATTTCTTTTAATTGCTTGTTGTCCTTGTAAGTAAAGTTTATATTGTATTCCATCAACCACACCTCTTTTCTGTTTTTAAATCATTATAATTTAAAATATATCATATGTCAAACGAAAAAAGTTTATTTTTATCATTGACATTTAAACTAAAATCATTTATACTCTAGTTAAAGATAAACGAAAAACATTTAAAAAGGAGAAAAGAAGATGAAAGAATTAAGAAAAGAAATTGAAAAGTTAGTCGAAAATGAGGACTTCGTTTCTTATGAAGAATTTATTTACGAACTGGAAGAAGAAAAAGAAGAAGTTAAAAAATATCTCGAATGGAGAGCAAACGGTGGGAAGATGAACACTGAAACACTTCCAGACGGATATGTAGAAGCTTGTAAAAAGATTTTAGGAGGGATTGAAAATGAATAAAGTAATCGCAAGGCACAAATTTTGGTTACATCAAACAGAATGTAATATTTCCACAGCTTATGTGGAAGTATTACACGAATACCAAACCGTTGTAATGTATATGGATGATTTTGAAGAAATTGATTCTTATACAACCTGCAGCAAGCAAGAAGCCTTAAAGCTCCATGAATCACTTGTTGAACAGTGGAAAGATAGACTTAATAAAAATCGTCTTGTCAAGGCTGATCGTGACAGTCTTGTAATACCTGCATAACATACACAACCCACCCCGGAGGTTACGAGGGTAGAAAGTTGGGAAATATGACTAAGAACGCATAGAATAAGCCGTAGGAATTAACCTACGGCTCTTTTTTATATCACGTCAAAAGGCACTGACGGACGTTCTAAGACATTTATATAACTTAATGCGTGTTCTTTATCCTTGCACTGGATATAAGGGATATATGAGCCGTTCACGTACTCAAATAAAGCTATCCACGTATCTTTCATGGTAACAAGTACCCAGTCTATGCCGTTGCAGCTCTTGTTTTCTCTCTGCCCTGTTCCGTATTCGTCTATCCACTTTTGGAACTGATCACGATTCATGTCCCTGCTCCTCGCTGATGCTTTCCAGATTTTCTTTTAACGTCTGCACGCACTCATGAATATCATATGTGCCATTTACATTTATCCTTATTTTTAAGCAGTTCGTTATCACGTGTTAGCCTGTTAACTTGTTCGCATCTCTCTGCATACATCTTATGCAGTTCTTTTATTTCTTGTGGCATTAATCCTATTTTTTTGTACTCTAAAAGCTCTTTCAATGCCATCACTGTGATTCTATCCCACTCTGTTTCTCCAATAGCTTTACGATATAGTAGTGCTTTTTTGACATCATATATATCTAATCGTGCTTCTTTTTCTTGATAATCCATCACATTTACTCCTTTCCATATAGTTTGTCGTATTTCTCTTTAATATTATCATATTCAGTCGCCATAAGGTCAATTTTTTCGTGTCTTTTTTTCATCCCCTTAATTTCATCGGGTGTCAATCCTGTCTCTTTGTACTTTATAAGCTCTTCAAACGCCATTACTGTTATTTTGTCTAATGGTGTTTCTACAATAGCTTTATGGGCACTCAGTGCGTTTCTGATAACGTCAAGATTTAAGTTCTCTGGTTCTTCACTTTCTTCCATTCTTTCAAACATCTCATACATCGTAACGCCCAATGCTCCTGCTATAGTCATAAGATTAATGTGTTTTGGTTCTTTTTCCCCAAGTTCATATGCTTTAATATCAGTGACTGTATAACCGCATCTTTCAGCAAGTTCTTTTTGTGTCATTCCTTGTGCTTCTCTGGTTTTCTTTATTGCTTTAGCTGTACTAATCACTTTCTTCCCCTCCTGTTCCTGTTTAAAGCATTTCTTTTTATCTTCTTTTCCTTGTCCTCTGACCAGTAATAAGGATTCTTTTTCTTGATAACGTTCTTTTCTTTCTCATTTCTGGCTTTTAACTCTTTATAACCGTCACATTTTGTGTGACAATCCCAACTTCTACCAGTTGCTTCTGTGCATCCCATACAAACACATTTCATAACATCACACTCCTTTTATATGCTTATTGAGTGGAAACGCATTAAAACTCGTTAAAAACGCATTGATAACGCATTAAAACTTGATCTCTATTCTTGTTTCGTTCTTAATCATGGATTGCAGGTCATGTACACTGACAAGACCTTTTTCGTAACATTCCTTTAGTTCGTTCATTTTATCAATCCATTTCCCAAGTCTGGCACCGCCAAATCCAAATTGGTCGTGTAGTGCCATCGTGCCCAATAAAAGAAATGCTGTGTAACTGCTATGTATTAGTTTATCTGCATCCCTGCGATTCTTAACCCTGCGTTGTTGTGCAGGTGCTTGTCTGTTATTAAAGTATTTACTGTTCATGATAACGTTCCTCTTTCATTCTTAGATAACCTGTTGCCTTAGGATGTTTCGGTACTTTATCTAAAATTTCTTTGATAATGTCCTCTATTTCTTTTTTAGATTCAATCTTATTAATATCTTCTGGTTGTTCCCAAACTCTTACGGTATTTGCAAGTGCTAAAGATTGGCTGTCATTTTCCTTTATTTCTTTTTTGTTATTCATTTATAACACTCCTTTATAGCTTGATAACCCTTTGTCCTCTGTCATATTGACTAAGTATCTTGTCTAATGCATTTTCTGCTTTTTTATGTGTTTTGAATGATTGTATTGTGTAAATATATCCATTCATTAGCTCACATTCTACATTTTCTTCGTTTGCCCGAATTTCAAGAACATTATCAAGATTCAGAATCTCTCTATCTTTTGTCATTATTAACATGTAAGTCCTCACTTTCTCCCCAGTCTAACCGGTTCCCACACTCACAAACTTCTGTCCATTCTGCTACATAACTTTTACATTTAGGACATCTGTATAACGCCACGTCTTTTCCTTTAAGACTTTTATGTCGTTCTCTTATCGGCAGACTGTGTAATATTTCTCCCATGTGTTCATAATCTTCTAACGTCATTGTAATCGTATCTCTTGCTTTAGCGGACTGGCAGAAACCACTGCCCACCAGTCCTAAGAAAACACCTATGATAACAAGTAAGATTTTTAATATCATCCTTCCATCTCCACTTCTTTATAGATATTCACTACGGTATCACTGACAACATTATCTTTTGTTAATTCAACCTTATATCCTTTATCTGTAATGTTTTTCACAAACTCTTTAAGTGGTAACACATCTTTCATTGCATCTGGATAATATATTTTTGTTGCTTTTTTTAAAACTTTTACCTGCTCCGTTCTCTTTCCAACAAGTTCGCATACATTTTGCGACTCTTTATCTATATTTTTTTCATCAATTCTGCTTACATAATCTTTCAGTTTTTCGTCAACTATTTCAGAAAAAACCATTCCTTTTTCACAGTCATTACAAAATTCACATGAATCACAGATATTTCCGTTGCAGTAATCTTCTAACACATCTATCATCTGTTCTCTTGTCATTTTTTATTATCTCCCATCTTTCTACAACACTCATTTATCTGTTCGTCCGTAGCTTCTTCAACTTCAATCAACCCCATTATGCAAGGATTCATTTTTGTAAATATGCAGTTAAAACATCCGTGGTCGCAGCAGTAATCTTCTATCATCTGTTTTTTTATTTCTTTTTTTATCCTGCTTGTGTCAAAATTACATTTCATTGTTGCAATAACGACTCCTGTTTTTTTGTCAGCTACTTCCATTTTTACTTCATCCTTAGATTGATAATAAGTATTCGTTTCTAATGATTTAATATCCAATTTATTTGCAACAATGTTTTTTTCTACGCTGTCTAAAAAGTCGTGTGCCACCTGCTCCGCTATTGTCATTCCTTTACCTCCACTTTGATTCCATACAAAAATTCATAGTATTCTTGTAATCCCTCGTTACTTAACCATTCAAACGGCATCCTTTTTACACATTTTTTATAACATTTGCGTTCTTTGCATGGTGTGCTAACAGGGTTGCAGTAAGCAACTATAGCTTTTTCCACTTCACTTCTTGTCATTTTTTTAGGTTCATATCGTTCCATAGTAATCTTCATATCAACTTCTCCAACGATACGTCCTGCTTTTTCGTCTTTTATATATGCCTTTTCTCTGTCGAAACTTACGCTTAATTGCATAGCAGGAATATTTGACTCTTTTATGCAATTATATAAGTGGCTTTGAAATCTCTGTGTTATTATTTCATTTATTGTTATTGTTTCATTTTTAGTCATTCTCCCACCTCTAAATCTTTTGCAAGCTTAAATCCTGTTCTTCCAACATTTCTAAGATTCTCTTTGATAAGTGTATTGCTTGGTGTCCTGTTTCTCTCATACCAGTTCCAGTCGTTATCCTCTCTCATTTTTATTTTCATTTCATATCTTTTTTTATAGTTGATTTCTTCTTTTGCCATCTCTAGGCAAGCGATCATGTAATCTATTTGTTTGATAACATCCATGTTAATTTTCTCCTATTTAATAAAGTAAGGCTTTATATCTGTAACTTTTGAAAAGGTCGGTTTCATGCCGTTTTCTTCGATGAACTTAACAACCAGATCATTTATATCTTCTTCACATTTTTTATATGCTTCTTCGTTTTCTATATCTTCTATATACCAATCATCAGCAAGTTCTCCAACCTCGTCACATACAGCATTGTGTAAATCGTCGAGTATGATTGCTAGGTTTACCCGTCTTATATCCGTTTCTTCTACTCTTCCAATCCAAATTGCTGTTTCTGCCTTACGTCCCATATCTTTAGCATCTGCAATACATTCTTGTATTGTATTAAAATATCCCCAGTAATTATTACTATATGGTTCATCTGCCCATGCGTAACTCATATACTTTCTCCTTTCCAAATATCTAAACCATCTAATGTAATTGACCTACAAAGTGAATATTTCATTCTATAAATCACATAAAACTTAAAACAATCTGTTAATACCTCAATGTGGCAAATTATAATGTCTGATTCTTCGCACTGATGAATAAGTGCAAGTTCAAGTTTGATGCGTTTTTCTAGTTCTTCGTCTGGCATAACAAACTCCTTTATTTAACCCTGTTAGTCATTCCACATATTTAATAAGCCGTCAATGTCTCTTTCTAATTCGCAATAATCATCTTC